ATTTTGATATAATGATATTCTACGATTGGAAAAAGATAAGAACTCAGACCAACGGAAAAGTTGGTGATATAGTTTCTATCCTTTATATTCTGACATATAGGAAAGAGCCTCCAATCAATAGAAAGGATAGGCGGTTTAAGTATTGGACTAAAAGTTTTTATGGTAAAAGCTTTTTACTCAATCCAGAAGCACTGCTTATTCAAAGAAATAGATATTCAGATGTCGAAATTGCGCAATATGCTGGTATCGCTTCGTTGCGTAGTTACTTTGAATATCAAAGTAAAAAAGATACCACACTGGACTTGCTGTTCTATACTGGAAAGCAAGAGATATTAACAAATAATAGATTACTACAAGTGAAGAATGGTCGAATACATTTTTTATTTGAAGAAATCACAGATAATAAGGAATTAAAATGGGATTAACATTTAATAAATTAAAGGGCGAAGCCCAAAAAGGAAAAATTGAGTCTTATACTTATGTAGAAGGCGACAATGTAGTCCGAATGGTTGGTGATGTATGCGCAAGATATGTCTACTGGCTAAAAGGCGAAAACGATAAGAATGTACCTTTTGAATGTCTGTCATTTGATAGAGAGAAAGAAGCATTTTTAAATCAAGAAAAAGACTGGGTTAGAGAATACTATCCAGATCAAAAATGTACTTGGTCTTATGCAATACAATGCATACACGGTGGAAAGATTAAAGTATTAAACCTCAAGAAGAAATTACTTGAACAGATTCTTCTAGCAGCTGAAGACTTAGGAGACCCTTGTGACCCTAAAACAGGTTGGGACGTTTACTTCAAAAGAGTAAAGACTGGCCCTATGGCTTACAATGTAGAGTATCAATTACAACCTCTTAAGTGCAAACCAAGACCTTTGACAGAAGAGGAGCAAGAA